TTTTGGTTTAATGAAAATAATGAAACATATAAAATTATAAAATGTTATGATTTTAGAGAAGAAATATTAAAAATAATGAAAAATGGCGGATAGATATGATTTTGTAAAAAAAATGGAAGAAGAGATGTATGGGCCAATCATCTCACACCTAAAAAAAGTAAAGGTAGGAGAAATTAAACATACATGGGCAGCGTTTAAACCAAGTTTTATACGTAGATGGTTAGAAAAGATAATTAAAAGGGCCTTTGGCATCAGAATTTCACTTGCAAGTCGCAAATATAGAGTCCTTAAAAAAAGTTTAACAGAAAATGGGTATAATCCAGAAAAATATGGGTATATTGAAATAGAAACACTCTACCCAAATACAGACCAACCATATAGAGCAAGAACTGGAAATCATAGAACTTATTTATTAAAAGAAATATATGGTGATGATTATGAAATAACAGTTAACCATTTAAATATAGGAACAACTGAAGAGGAACAAAAAACATTAGAACAAGGAAAAGTTTTTCCAAGTGAAAAGGGGTTTCTAGGTAAGATATCACACGCGTTTGGAACAATACCTTTTCTATATTATCCGGCTTTTATATTTTTTATAGGGTATATGTTTTTACCCCTTATGTTAGTATGCATAACTATCTTTTTAACCTTACGGATTATTCCAGACCCTAACTTCAATAGGGTTGACCAAGTACATCCGTTTAAAATTTTAAAACCTATATATAATAAATCAAAACGTGTCTATGAATGGATAGTAACATTATATTATAATTATAGAAATATGATTGTGGTTGGTGTATTATTATATTATATATACCATCTATTATCCAATTATTTTTACGAGTTTTTAATTTTGGGGTGTAGCACACTTTTAATAAGTTTAATACTTACACGTTTTAAAATAGACACACAAATAAATTTTAATGATTTAAGAAAAAGAAAATAATGGTTGAAAAAATTATACATTATTCAGATTTACATTTAAAACTTTATAAACAACATAATAGAGATAAGAAAATTATAGAGCAAGCTATTTCAGAATGGAAAAAAATTAAACCAGATAGAATAGTTTTTACAGGAGACTTCGTTCATTCTAAAAATCAGATGACTCCAGAATTAATAAATTTAATGTCTTGGGTAATGACGGAAACAGCAAATATTTGTAAATGTGTTTATATCATTGGAAATCATGATTTTTTGGAAAATAACATGGCTAGAATGGATGCAATTTCACCACTTGTAGATAGTTTAAATAATCCAAATATAGTATATTATAAAGATAGAGGTTGTTATGAAGACGATAATATATTATGGTGTGTTTATTCATTAACTAGTCATAATGTAAGTCCGGATATACCAGAACAAACTGATAAGTATAAGATAGGGTTATTTCACGGCCCAATAGAAGGGGCATCTAACGATTTGGGTTTTATATTTGAAGATGGTTTTAGTATAGATAGATTTGAAGAGTGTGATGTAGTATTTGCTGGAGATATACATAAAAAACAAACATTTAAAATACCAGGCGGTAAAAAAGTATATATGGTAGGGTCAACCATAATTCAAAATTTCGGTGAAAGTGTAAGAAATCATGGATACGGAGTTTATAATGTTAAAACAAAAAAATATAAATTTTTTAATCTTGATAATTCCCAACCATATCTTAATTTTAGGATAACAGATATTGAAGATATTGAAAATAAAAAAGAGATTTTAACTAATGCTTAAACTTAATAAACCATTACAGAAAGACTTTGACGCCTATTGTCAGTTAAACGAGATTGAAGATATTTCACATTTTATTGTAAAATGTGCGAAAGATGGTCTCACCCTTGACAAATACGGTGTAGCACCATTTTTACCCAAATCTCAAATCCAAGAAGTGCCGGTAGAAAAGGAAATAGTAAAAGAAGTAATAAAAGAAATACTAGTAGAAAAAGAAGTGATAGTAGAAAAAATAGTAACCAAGGAGGTAAAAGATACCCACTTGATAGAAGAGTTGGAAATATTAAAGAAAGATTTAACCAATAAAGAATTAAGGATAAACCAACAAAAAGAAGAAATAAAAAAAATGGAGGATGTATTAGAACACTTTAAGCATGTCACAGTAAATAGAAGAGCACAATACTTAAAAACCTCTAATTTAGAAGACACATACTTAGATTAAATATTATGGAATTAATAATTTGGATTTTAGCAGCATACGGAATGTCTCAAATACTAGTATTTGGGAGCATATTTGAGAAACATAGAAATTGGATAACCAAACACTCAACGTTCTTTGGTGATTTATTAGGATGTATGATGTGTACATCTACCTGGGTAGGAGCTTTCTTTTCTTTGGCATTTTATTCACCAACGTTATCTATGATAACTATACCATATACTAATATATTTTTTGACGCAATGTTAGCTAGCGGTGCAGTTTGGGCTATTAATGCTATGGTAGAATGGTTTGAAGAAACCAAACCCCAAGATGAAGATAAAGGCCCCGGAATTCTATAGTATAATTTGATTTATCTTGTAGAATATTTTATATTTTACATATGAATAAAGTACAAATACCACTTTTTAAAGTTTTTATGTCGCCGGATGCACCTACAGAAGTAGGTAAAGTATTGATGTCTGGATTTGTGGGGGAAGGCCCACAAGTTAAAAAATTTGAAAAAGTATTAAAATCTTATTTTAATAATAATAATTTAATAACATTAAATTCCGCTACTTCAGCTCTACATTTAACACTTCATTTACTAAAAAATCCCGTAACTCATATAGAATCATCATATACTCATGCCCCACAATTATCAGACTGGCCTGGACTAAAGAAAGGGGATGAAGTTTTGAGTTGTCCTTTAACGTGTACAGCAACTAATTGGCCAATATTAGCAAATAATTTAAATATAAAATGGGTAGATGTAGACCGAGATACATGTAATATGTGTTTAGATGATTTGGAATCTAAATTATCCAAAAAAACCAAAATAATTATGCTAGTACATTGGGGTGGTAATCCAATAGATTTAGATAGAGTAGAAATAATAAAACAAAAATGTAAAGAAAAATATGGGTTTAGACCTATTGTTATTGAAGATTGTGCACATGGTTTTGGGTCAGAATATAAAGGAGAAAAACTAGGAGCATCAAAATACGATAATTTCACGATTTATAGTTTCCAAGCTATAAAGCATTTAACTACCGTTGATGGTGGTTGTTTAATATTACCAGATAATAAATTTTATAAAAGAGCTAAATTATTAAGATGGTATGGAATAGATAGAGAAGATAATAGAAAAGATTTTAGATGTGAAAACGATATATCGGAATGGGGGTTTAAGTTTCATATGAATGATATTGCAGCAACTATAGGATTAAGTAATTTTAAACACATTAAAACTATTATAGAAAAGCATAAACAGAATGCTAAATACTATGATAAAGAATTAAAAAATATAGAAAATATTAAATTAATAAATAAGGGTGATAATAACCCTACTTATTGGACATATACACTTAAAGTAAAACACCAAAAAAGGTTTATGGATATGATGGAATCAAAAGGAATTATGGTTAGTAGGATTCATGAACGTAATGATAAACATTCTTGTGTTTCTAAGTATAAAACAAAATTACCTAATTTAGATAGGTTAGTTAATGAAATGATTTGTATACCAGTAGGTTGGTGGCTAACTAAAGAGGATAGAGAATATATAGTTAAGTGTATTAAAGGAGGATGGTAAGAAATAAAAGTATTTCGTGTATAGTAATCACAAATGGATTAAATAATAGATTTCTCAAGGAGAGAACCTTATTTAGCATTTTAAATACCACTAACACAATAGGGTGGGACGTAGAGATTATAGTAGTAGATAATAGTCCCGAACAAAATATTAAAACTATTTTAATAAATGAAGGATATAATAATGTAATAAGTAAAAGAATAAAGATAATAAATTCATTACCCAATCATTTACCAAAAGCTTTTAATCTTGGAGTAAAAACATCCACTAAAAAATATATAGCTTTATTTCATGATGACTGTGAAATACTAGATAATAAATGGGTTGAAAAATTAACTAGTGAACTAAATGATGATGTATATGCAGTAGGACCAGAACTCCATACAAATGTAACCCCACATAAAATAATAACACAAAAATCATATCTTAAAGAAGTTCCTACTGTATTAGAAAGAGAAAAATTTTTATCCTTGGGAGGATATGATGAAACTTATTATTGGGGGTTTGAAGATGTGATGTTTTCCGCAAACATATTAAATCAAGGAAAAAACATAAAACAAATTCCAATAGAATATGTTCATTTTGATGGCATGTCTACAATTCTACTACAAAGAAAAAATCATCCAAAAGTAGATAAAGATAAGTTTATAGAAATTCAAAATACTTTTGTAGGGATGAAAAGGAAAGAAGAATTCACCACCCACCAAGACGAAAACATGGAATATTTGGAAGTTAAGATTAAAGATGTAGCGCCTAATAAAGCGATGTATGCCTCACTTGTAGTCCTTAATAAATCATTTAAGATGAAAATAAGAAAAAATATAGGGGTAAATTTAGGGTATGGACAAACTTTTAAATACTGGAAAAGTGCCAATATACCTACAGAGGTATTAATAGGGCTGATGCCGAAAACTAAAAATGATATAGAAGTTTTAATGAAAGATATCAGAGAAAATAAAGATGGAGAACTTTATAGTAGTTTAGAGAAATATAAAGGAGAGATATTTAAAAGATATTTTGAAACTACCCTTTAGCGTTTGGGTCACAGAATTTACCTGCTCTATTTTCCCTCCCACCAGCAGGAATAGTACCACCATCCTCAATCATATTTATAGGGTTAATTTTATCCTCACCTCTCCAGGTTATATAATGTAAATGAGGACCACCAGAATTACCTGCTCCCGGGTCATACTTTGCACCACCGGTTATCCCAATAGGGAAACCCTTAGGTACCTTTAAACCATATAAATTTTCATTAACAACTCTTAAATGACAATACCCTACAGCATCACCATTATTACACTGTAGTTTTATAAAACCACCACAGTCACCCTCACCATCACTTGCTTTTGTTATTACACCCGCACATGCAGAGATTATAGGCTGATTATTTGAAACTCCAGTAGTATCTATATCTATACCTGAATGCATCCTATTAGTACCAGTAGCTGTTCTAAAACCATAACAACTATTAATGTACTTAGGTAACCCTAAGAAAGTAGGTATAGGGTATAGTGTTGGAGCATCCTTGTTCTTTTTATATGAATCGGGAATAAAGGATAAGGCCTTTTCAAACTTTTCCTTACTTAAACGTGATAAAATTTGAAAATCTAGAGCTGTTGGATTCTGTAATCGTTTAACAAGTGCTTTTATTTTCTTTTTAAGTACGTATTCCCACGCTTGTTCCGTTATTAATTCTTGGTATTGTTTTTCTGTAAGTTGTATTTCCACTTCATATTGATTTATACTAATAAATATACGATATTTTACATATGGAAATAGATAAATTAGAAAACCCATTTATTAAGGTAACATGGGATGATATACCAGAAAATTTTACTCAGGAACGGATAAAAAGAGTTAGGAGTTACTTCCAGAATAAGTATAATTCTAAAAATGTGACGGTTTTAACTCGAGGAATTGATAGAAAATCTGGTAAGGAACTCGATATAGACTTGGAACAAAATGTTATGGACCCAATATATCAAAGAAAGTTGATGTCACAATTTGTAATGGCAAATGATATTGGTGCAGATATTAAATTATTAAAAAGATTAGATGATAAAGTAAATGCAAAAATATCTGACGAACTAGAAATAGATACTAAATATAAAAGAGTTTATATTAAAAATATAAAATTTTCTAATTTTCTATCCTTTGGTGATGGTAACATAGTAGATTTTAATAAATTAGGTGGAATCACTGTAATCGACTCCAACCCCCCAAACTTCGGAGGTAAATCAGTGTTAGCGGTAGATTTAATATTATTCTTATTTTTTAATACCACAACTAAAACAACTAAAGCTATGGACATCTTTAATAGATTTAGAAAATCTAATGAAGTATTAGTGCAAGGAGAAGTGGAAATAGATGGTAATGATTATATAATAGTTAGAAAAATTAAAAGAAGAAAAACTAAAAAAGGTGATTGGTCAGTTAGTACTAGTTTAGAATTTTTAGAAAGAAAAAAAGATGGGTCTTTACAAAATTTTACCGGAGAACAAAGACGTGAAACCGAGAAATTCATAAAAGAGTCTATTGGTACAATGAATGACTTTCTACTAACTGTACTGTCCACAGCAGGCAATCTAGAGTCACTGATAGACTCAAAACCCACAGAAAGAGGTAATATTCTAAGTAGATTTATAGGATTAGAAATTTTAAAGGATAAAGAGGATGTGTGTAAGAAAATGTACTCAGAATGGTCCAAAAAACTTATTTCTAATGTCTATAATACAGAAGAATTAAAAGAAGAAATAATAACATCACAGGAAGAAAAAGATAATCTATTAGAGATAACCATAAATCACCAAAAGGAACTAAACACAATAGTTACCCAACTTAAAAAAAAGAATAATTCTAGAGACGAATTAATAAGTCAAAAAAACACTGATATAGAGATAGAGATACAAAAGGTAAATCCTCGTCTTATAAAAGAAAATATTACTAACCATACCACTGATTTAGAATTATTAAATAAAAAATTAACTGTGTATGGTGATAGTGAAAAACCAGACAGTGCAGACTTAGAGTTATTGAAAAATAAAAAAATAGAACTCAACACATTAATTTTAGAGAAAACTACCGATAACGCTAATTTGAGGAATGTAAATAAAACTACGAAAGAATTAGAAGAATCTGAAATATGTCCTTTATGTAAAAGAAATTTAGATGATGTTGACCACAGTAACGAAATTAAAAAATTAAAGACTAAAATAACCAAACTTACTACCACTATAGATAAAAATAATAAACTTATAGAGAAATTAGAAAAATCAATTGATTTATTAGAATCTAAAAAAATAGTTTTTTATGAGTATGAAAAAGAGATTTTAAAAAAAGAAAGATTGGTATTAGAAATAGGACAAAAAGAATTAGTTATTACTAAATTAAAAGATAAATTAATAAAATGGAAAGAAAATAAAGAGAAGTTAGAGAAGAATGCAGAGATAGAGAAAAAAATATTAAGTTTAAATTCACAGTTAGATATATTAGAAACTAATAAGGATAAATTTTTTAGAGAAATAGAAACTTATAGTAATAGAATAAAAAATATTGATATTTTAGTTTCTGAACATATTATTAAGATAGATAAGATTAAAAAAGAGAATGACGTTAATAAAGTTTTTAGGGCTTATTTAACAGTATTTGGTAAGAATGGTATTATAAAAACTATAGTTAAAAGTGTCGTACCTAAGTTAAATAATGAACTAATGAGGTTATTATCGGATGTTACTAATTTTATGGTAGAAATAAAAGTTAATGACAAAAATGAAGTAGAATTCTGGATGGTAGATAACAACACAAATGTAGAAAAACTTTTAGCTAGTGGAAGCGGGTTTGAAAAAACATTAGCGTCTTTAGCTATTAGAACAGTATTAACCAAAGTATCTTGTTTACCTAGACCGAATATAACAGTATTTGATGAGGTACTGGGGAAGGTCAGTAATGAAAATCTAGACCAAGTAGGGGTATTTTTTAAGCGAGTCAAAGAGTACTTTGAAAATATATTTTTAATAACACATAATCCTTTAGTAAGAGAATGGGCAGACAATATCGTAACTATTAATAAAGAAAATAATATTTCTAAGCTCAAATAAATATTTATATTATATGGAACCAAGAGTTAAACAATATCTTTTATTTATGTTCGGACAATGGAACACTCTAGAAAATAATACCGAGGTAGTTAATAACATTAAAGATGTTATGGGAACTATTGTCGCTGAAGAAGAATTTACATTTATAACTGGAGACCATGTAATAATAATGTGTATAAAATCTCGTATGCCTTTCGAAGAGATAGAAGAAGTATTAAAAGAGTTTCTAAGCCCTCATATCAACACATTATTTTTAATACCAAGACCAAGAAAATTATTTTTTAGATTGGACGAAAATCTTAAAAACCATTTATTTGGAAGCCCCAAAAAAAGGTATAAACACATAAATCCGAAAATTGCAGAAATTTTAAGTCAACAACTAAAATCTATCGTCGATAAAAGAGTAAAAAAATTAAAAAGAGATATTGATTTCTCTAAAAAAGATAATACCATTAAAAAGCTACAGCTCCTACCAATGACAATAGATAGTTTATTGGATAAAATAATAGACCATGGAATTGATAGTCTAACAAAAGAAGAAAAAGAATTCCTAAATAGTTTTAATTAATAAAATATGAAATTAGATACCTCAAAATATAAAATAACCCTTATGACAGAAACTGTATGTCCTACTTGTCAGGAGATACAACAATTATTCACTGATAATCTTATAAAATATGTCAACAAATGTATTACCCACAAGGTCGCGGGTGACCCAGTAACTAATAAAGAATTTGGAGAGAATAGATGGGAGTTTCACGACCTTGCGACAGACTTTCCAGATAGAGTAAATAACACACCAGTAATGATAATAGAGCATTTAGATGGAAAAAAAGAAATTTTTAGTGCTGGTAGAGGTTATGAAAGTGCTGAAGAAGCTTTACAATTAGTAAAAGAAAATTACTGCATTTAAAAAATCTTTAAAATCCTTGTTCGTTACAAATTAATTTTTTATCTTTGTACTCGTATGTTATACCTGACAAAAAGTCAGGTATAACCCCTGGTACACTTATTGTACTATAATAGAGTAACTAATAAAAAATTAATATAATGGCAAAAAACATATTCATCAATCAAAACGAAATATCACATTATCTCAAAGATGTAAGAAAAAGAAAAATACTTACTCCAGTAAGAGAAAAAGAACTAGCTAAAATAATGTTAAACGAGAACCCAGATATAGAAACTATACAAGAAATTCACCTTGAGTTATTAGAAGGAAATTTAAGGTTTGTGATTAGCGTAGCAAAAGATTATCAAGGACAAGGAGTGCAGTTAAGTGATTTAATTGCTGAAGGGAATTATGGACTTTTAAAAGCAATAAAGAACTTTGATTGGAATAAAGGATTCCGATTTATTTCTTATGCAGTATGGTGGGTAAGGCAATCTATTTTACAATGCCTTAATGAACATGCAAGAACTATAAGGTTACCAGTTAACATTATACAACAACTACAAAAAGAAAGAAAAAAAGCAGGACAAGAAATAGAAAAATGGAATAGTAAACTTGCCTTATTACCGACTACAATAAATTATGATAAACCCATTAATGATGAAGGTGATACTTTGATAGATATGTTAGTTAATAATAATGCAGATAATCCAGAAGATATTTTTGCAGATGAATTAAATTTAAAAGATGAATTATTTAAACTAATGTCTACTTTAGATGAAAGAGAAAAAAATATAGTAATAGATTATTATGGGCTGTGTGGAACTCCTATGACCTTACAAGAAATTGGGGACGAATTAAGCCTAACCAAAGAAAGGGTTAGACAAATTAAGGAAAAAGTACTAAGAAAATTAAGAAATGATAGTTATCAGTTATTAGAATACTTAAATGACTAATATTTATCAATAAAAGATAAATGAAAAAAAGACTATTTCCTTCTATTGTTGCGTTGGCAGCATTATCTGTGGCTGGGTCCGCAGCTTTCTACTCTGTATTTGGTTTAAGTAAATTATTTGCAGGAGCTAGTACTGAAGTAATTATAATGGCAGGTTCACTTGAATTTGCTAAATTAGTAGTTGCGTCATTATTATACCAGTACTGGGACACAATAAATAAAATATTAAAAGGCTATCTCATGATAGCCTGTTTTGTTTTAATGGTAATAACATCAGGTGGTATATATGGATTTTTATCTGGAGCCTATCAATCAACTGCTACACAATCAGAGTTATTAGACAAGTCACTTGTAATACTTGAACATAAACAAACTAGATTTACTGAAACTAAAGATGACCTAACACTTGAGAAGACTCAAATAAATCAATCAATATCAGATTTAAGAATATCATTATCAAACCCACATCAAGTGTCATGGTATGATAAAAATTCTGAAACAGTAATCACATCATCATCTAGTTCTGCAAGAAGAGCATTACAAGCAGAATTAAAAACTACAATAGCAGATAGAGATAACCTAAACTTAAAATTAGAAGCTATATTAGATTCAATAAGTAAAACAGATATAGCTTTACTAGAAAAAGAAATAGATAATGAAGGCCAAAGAGAATTAGGTCCATTAAAATATCTAGCATCAACAACTGGGTGGCCAATGGACAAGGTTGTCAATTACTTTTTACTTTTAATTATATTTGTATTTGACCCTCTAGCAATAGCACTTGTAGTAGCGGCTAATATGGCATTTGCACAGTTAACCCCTAAACGTAAAGAAGAAGATTATTTTACATCTAGAAATGAACATCTAGAAAAAATAATAGAAATGGAACCACCAGTAGGACTACGAGAAGATAATACAACTCAACCATCTGAATCTCTCAAACAACGAGTAAAAGAAAATCAGGAGAAATTAAAAAAAATAGATGAAGACTATTTTAGTGATTTAGAAGGGTATATAAAATATACTAGAGAAGAAGATATAGAGAACTTAACCTACCCCCAATTCATAGAAAAACATTATCCTAAATCAGAAACAACAATAAATACCTATGGGGATGATGATTGGGCAACCCCACAAGTTAGTAAAGAAGATAAAGAGAAAACAAAATTAATAACTTCTACTGATGAGTTAACAGAAGAAGAGATTGATGAGATTAGTAGAGAAATTGGTAAAACAGAAACAACAGATGAACCAACACCAATAAACCCAACCGAAGAAGAGCTTGAGAAATTAGAAGAAATACTAGAAGAACCCAAACCCATAGAGCCAACTAAAAAAGACCTTGAGAAATTATCTAAAGCTCTTAATATTAAGTATGATGACGAGATTGGTGACATAGACCGATTAACAGATACGACACAAACCCTAATTGTTAAAACCAAAAAAGAAGAGGATGATATAAAAGTTATTAAGTCAGAAGATGATTTGGAAGAAGAACCAACAATTACTGTAGAAGAATGGAATAATATGTCTGAAAAAGAATATGAAAACAAAATACTTACATACAAAGGAAGGAAAAAATAGTCAAATACTTTTAAGTAATACTAATAGGGATATTAAAAATTATTTACTGGGATTAAAATTACGTAATAATGGTAAATATAAAAAGATACCCAATTATGTTATAGATAAAGAAGGTAAAGTACAACAATTAACTAAAAAAGATGTGACATCACATTTTCTAGAAGACTATAGAAATAATGGTGTAATTATTATATGTTTAGAGAATAATGGGTGGTTGGCTAGAAGAAGTAGTGACGGTAAGTATGTTGACTGGCTAGGAGATATTTATAATAATAAAGTATTCTCTAAAAAATGGAGAAATAAATTATTTTGGGATAAGTATACCGATAAACAAGTAAAAGCTACAAAAAAATTGATAAAAGAAATTTGTGATAAGAATGATATACCTAATGAATTCATCGGTCATAATGTATTAGTAGAAGGAATAGAAAATTTTAAAGGTATCGTATCACGGAGTAATTATAATGAATATTGGACCGACATTAACCCGTCATTTAATTTTGAAATATTATGAAAAAACAAACTAGACATATTAAGGACTATAGTGATTACAGTAATCGCCAATATGATGAAATGAAATCACTTTTAGATAAATCTAAAAAACTTTTTGAACAAACAACCCCCAGCCTAGAAACAATTACTTTGGATAGAGAGGAAGAAAAAACAAAAGAATATGATGTATCTAGTGGTAAAATTGTAGTACATGGATATACAACACCAGATATTACTTTAACTGATGAAGAAAAAAATACTTATCAGGAAACTATGGATGATTTTGTAGAGCAAGTATCTGATTTAGTAGATTATAACGCATTAAACATATATGAAAATAATGTGGAATGGTCAGGCATTCTTGTAAAATTTGATACAGAATTCTTTTATACAGTAGGAGAACAAAATGGAGTATATGTTACTGGAAGTATGCTTAAGATAGATGAGGAAGCTTTAGAGATGTTTACTAAATTGAAGGAATACTATCAAATATTTTCGGCAAAATGGGCAAAAGTATTAGCAGATAGAAAATCTACTCATAAAAGAGAAGAAGAAAACGAATAATATGGAATTTTTAAAAAAATCTTGGAAATGGATAGTAGGAGCAATAGGATTCTTTATTGGGCTCGTGTGGTTTATGAACTCAAACTCTAGTAGAAAAGTTAAGAAGATTAAAAAGAAGATTAAGACCAATGAAAAAAAGACCAAAGAAGTTGATAAAAAAATAGAGAATATTAAAAACGAAAAGAAGGTCACAAAGAAAAAAATAGCCAACACTAACAAGGAATTAAAAAAGATTAAAAAGAAAAAACCTAAGGCAAAAAAGAAAACTGGAAAACAGGCAAGTAATTCTCTAAGAAATAGACTTAAAAAAAATAAGTAATTATGAAAAAACTAATATTAATATTATTATTGCTTACCCCAGTATGGGCCTTCACTCAAACACATACTTTTACTGATAAAGAAGTAGTTGAGATGGATTCACTATTTCAAGTACATGAACAAAATGATAGCTTACAGAAAATAGAGATTAATTTATTAAATACCCAAATTACAAATTATAAGACATTACATATACAAGATAGCTTACATATAGCTTTCATGAACGAGAAGACAGATTTATTAAACCAAAGAATAGTTTTATATAAAGATTTAACAAAAGAATTAAGACCGAAATGGTATAATAAACCCATAATTCATTTCTTTTTAGGTGCAGCAACAATTGTTACAGCATCTTGGGTCGTATCTAATGTTAACTAATATTTATAGTATATGGCATTAACTAGTACAGACAAAAATCAAATTGGGGTAATAGCTCGAAAAGAAATAAAAGATTTCATGACTAAACCTCAGTTTAAAAATGAAATAAAAAAATTAATGGTTGATGAAATTAAAAAAGGTAGAAATACCAGAGATGAAATTGTGGACATAATAAGTAAAGTTACATTAGAACTTTATAAAACATTCTGGTTTAGACGTAGTATGTGGCAATCAGAAATAAAAAGAGTAAAATAATGGGTATAGAAGACAATTTTAAAAAAGCGTTAAAGAAAGCGATTCATAAAGACCCAATAGGGTATAGAGAGATGCTTAAAGAAGAGAAAATAGAACACCCAGGGAAAACCTGTGAAGAAGCTCATACAGGTATGGAGCACGCAGAGTGGGAAGCACTTCAAGTAGGGCCAGAAGGAGAAGGTAATCCAGATGGAGAAGTAGAAGAAGCAACTTCAGCTGGAAGTGCAGGAGCATTTGAGGCACCATTAGGATTTGACCCTAGATTTACTAAAAAGAAAAAAGAAGAAGTAGGAGAAGCTACAGGTGCAGAAAGTGCAGGAGCTTATGAGACACCACAAATGTGGGCAAAAGACGAAAAGAATTGGAGAGGAAAAGCTAAAACTACTTGGCCTGGTGGCAAATTTGTAAAAGTTAAGAAAAAATGCAGCACCTTTCCTTACTGTAATCAAGGAGATATAAATGCACTTGAATTAACAGATAATAAAATGGTTAAAGCCGCAATACAAGAAGTTACAAAAAAGACAGGAAAAGATAAAAAGTATGTCAAAGAGTTAGTTAAAAAAGAAATAGAGGAGATTATAAGAAGAAGTTTTTATAAGTCCCCGATTACATCTATATTAGGACCAAAAACAAAAATGGACAAACCAATAGGTAAAATTTATACAATGGGGTCTAATGTAGGAGGAAAATACGAATAAATAGATATTTATAATAAAAACATTATGGGAGATATATTAGCAAAAAATCCAGATTTAACAAAAATTATTAAAAAAGCTGTTAAAAGAATAGGTGAGAATCATGCTTTAGCAAGAGATAAAGAAGGGATGGTCATTAGTAACGAAGGAGAAAGTTACAAATACACACCAACAAAAGGGAGACACCCCTCAAGGCTGAAAGAATCAGTTAAGGAGACGAAAGTTATTGAAGAAGCTTTAAAAGCCGCTGCGGATGAAATGGCACAAAAACTTGTATTAGAAAATACTATAGACAATATGGTAAAGGAAACTCTACAGGGACAAACAGCTATAGGTAATACATTAAAAAGTGTGGGAGCTGGCTTTGTAGATAAACAAGGTAGTTCTGATACTTTAACAAAATTTACTAAACGTCAAGAAATGGGAGAACAACAAGAAATGATAAGTGAAGAAAATTCTTCTGTAGCTGAGTTAATGGAACGTGGAACACCATGGACAAATTTAACTACTGCAGAAAGACAAATGGTAGAAGAGGCCGGTTATGATAAGGATTCATGGACGAAAGCAATTAGCTCATCATCTGACGAGGCACCTAAAGTAAATGAAACTACTACTGATTTGATTAAAAAGTTAGTTAACAAGAAGTTAAAAGATAAATTAGCAGAAGCAAACCTAAGTCCAAGTAAAACAGTACCTGGATTAGACGCGTATAACAAAGCCATTAAAAAATCTAAAACAGAAACAGATAGTTACCATAAAGATGTAAAAAAGAAATTTAAAGATTATAGTAATTTTGATGGTAATACAAATCCTGAATTCCCACATCAAGTAGACTCTAAAACGGACCCAGATAATATAGGGTATCGATATTATAGAAATACTGATGATGACCAAGAATTTATTGATGATTTTGGTTATCCTGGATTACAAGATTTTGATGTACATAATCAAGATATGAAAAGATTAACCGATTATTTAGAAGGGTCGAGTGAAACAGGAAATGCTCAAGAAGACAAAGATGGAGAAACTTTAGGCAATGTGGTACAAAGTAATTTAGGAAAAATAATGAAAAAGTCTGTTGAAAGAAGAAAAGAAAAGATAGCGGCAGAAAAAGCTGCAATGACTAATCTTAGAGGATATAGCCCAGACGTACAAAAAGTTAAACAAGTAAAAGAAAGTGTACAAATAGATACGGACGTAATGAAGAAATTATGGTCCTATAATGAAAAAACCCAGTAAATCACTTTACCTATACTGCTCTTATTGCCTATCTTTAAATTTATAAAAGATATGGAAAGAAGAAGATTATTACCAGAACAATTTTTTAAATATGTTACACAACTCGTAAGTCGTGAAGATATGAATTTATGGGTTAAGGTTAATAATATTCATATCGAAAAGATTAATCTCTTTGGTGATTATTTAAAATCACTATATATAGTTGTAGTGGAAACTTATTTAGGAAAAGATGTAATTAAAAATGATGACGAAATAAAGGGGCATTTTAATTGGTGTTGGGATAAAATTATAGATAATTTTAATAAAGAAAATATATTCTTTAAAAAAGAAGGCCCACACTATGAGTATTTTTTTAATTTCTTTTATGAATCTTTTTATGCAAATAAACATGAAGAACAACGGGAAAAAATTAAAGAATTTTTAAATCATCTTTTTATAGTACATAATGAAAAAACTAAATCGGAGTTAGACATGCTATATGAAATGTATGTTCTTTTAAATGAGAGCTTGACAGTCAAGTAATATTTTTTTACAATTACACAATGAGAATAATTAGTATAATAAACAATGAACTTATAGTTCAAAAACAAAAACTAGAAACAGAATTAGAAAGAATTTTGAATCAAACTGAAATTAGTACTGAAGAGAAATTGAAAACATCTCTAGAACTAATAAATAAATTAAGTATGATAAACGCAAGTGTTGTGACGTGGGAGTCGTACCAAAGTAAAGAGAAAGAAAAGTAATATGGAAACATTAACACAATTAGAAACACTTGTAACAGCAATTAAAGTAGATGCTGAGAAATTTTTTGACAAAAAAAATAAAAGTGCAGGTATTAGGGCAAGAAAAGCAGCACAAGAATTAAAAGGTGTATTACAAACACTAAGAAAAGAAATTTTACAAGAAAGTAAGAAATAAATGGGACATTGGGGATTTACATTAGTTTTTATATTCTCCTTATTAGTAATAAGTAGGAATATTTTATTATTTATTAGAAAATTATTTGCCACCGAACCAACCACTTACGAATTAAAAAGAGATGAATTAGTTTTATTAGGGGTTGCACTATCCTATATTTTAACTTATTGGATATATTAGATGAAATTATATAATAACATATTAGAATTTGGGGATGTTTTTAATAGTGTTAGAATGCATGAAGATTTTATGGTGGTAGATTTAAAATTACCTATTACATGGGAAGATAAAAAAATTATTTCTAGCAGAGGAGGAATAATACAAATGAAAATTGGAAATAGTAACGAAACACATAAATTAGTGTCGTTTTTTAATGTATTTACTTCGGAAGGATGCGACGTATTAGTAGAAGAAATAAAAGCTATTATTAAATGGAATAAAGATATTGAAGAAAAAAATAATTTATTAAATTTAAAGATGTTAGAATTGAAAAAGGTGTTTGTGGAGAATAGTGTTGACTCTTTAAGAAAATTAAACTTTGAATTTAATAAGAATAATATAGAATTAGGTGGAAAAGAAAAAAATAGAGAGCTGGTTTCGCGAGGAAGTATTGAAGGACCAACAGGAGGTACGCCAGCATAAAAAAAGAATAATAGAAGAGATAAAGAAAACTAATATCCATGAAGTTTTGGATAAATACTACAGCACTGAAAAAACCCCACAAAAAGAAAATAAAGGGATATGGAAGAAAATCAAAAACATTCTAAAGTTTTAGAAGATTGTGCAGAGATTGCACAAAAGATAAAAGACAATCCATATTTAAAAACATCACAAGTAGTTTTAAAAGTACATCCAGATAAATTTAACGAAATTTTAAGAGAGATAGAGGATTTTGTTAGAATAAAAGTAGATAGGGCACAATCTAAGATATCTATAGATATTAGTGAAACAGAATTTATTTTTATAAAAGATTAATAGGTATATTGTTTTCTTAAGAATTCTCTACCATACCCAACCGACTCTAGTAAATTATAAAGTTGTTTTCTCTGTACAGTACTAGTATCCCTAACAAATAAACAATCGTATATTCCACTATTTAAAAACTCTAACTCAATAATGGTAAGTAACCTTAAAGCGTCCGCTACTGTTTTTAAACTAAAAAGATTAAATAAATCGTCTTCTTGTATAATAACTTTATTATTTAGAGTAAAAATTTGTTTAAAATCTTTATTGTGTAAATACTTCTCCATGAACACTTCAAAAGATATCTTAGACTTTAATTTATGGTCATAGATTTTTTCTTCTTTCCAGTAAGGTAACATTTTTATAAAATTATAATTAGAATCCCCTAAAACTATTTGTTTAGTTCTTCCTAAAGAATCTTTAACATATAAAGTCTCTTCAGATTTTTCTGTAGTAATAATTGCAAGCTCAAACATTACTTTTTTACGAGAAATATATTCTGTTACAAATTTAGGCTTTTTTTCTTCAATAAATTTAGTATATTTCTTTAAAATACTTTTTTTATTGTTGGAAGAAAAAAAGACTTTATTTCTTTCACCAGTTTTAAATAAAACAATTTTATACCGATTTCTATCGTAAACCATATGAATAAAGATTATTACAAAACTCTAAATATCAATAGTAACTCATCTACAGATGAGATAAAAAAGGCATTTAGAAACTTATCTAAAACTCATCATCCAGACAAAGGGGGTGATGAAAATAGATTTAAAGAAATTTCAGAAGCTTATGATACATTGGGTAATGAAGAAAAAAGAAGAGAATATGACCATCAAAGAAGTAATCCTTTTCATGGAAGACAACACCATGGAGGAGGACCAAATATGGATGATTTATTTAACCAATTTTTTAATAGAGGAGGACAACAACAACAAGTTAAAAAGGGTCGAAATTTAAATATACCTTTAACCGTATCCTTGGAAGATGTATTTTTTGGTCACACTAAAAAATTAAGATATAGTAGAGAAGTTAAGTGTGGAACTTGTAAGGGTACCGGAGGTAATAGTCATACATGTCATATATGCAAAGGCCACGGACATGTTGAGAATGTAGTAGGGAATGCATTTTTTAGACAAATTAGAAGGGAAGTTTGCAATCAATGTCAAGGCAGTGGAAAAATAATAGTACAAGCATGTAATGAATGTGGAGCTAAAGGCACAGTAACGACAGAAAGCACAGTAGACTTTAAATTACCAACTGACTTAATGACAGGCCAATTTTATACATTTAGAAACTTAGGAGATGAAATAGAAAATGGGGTAGCAGGAGACCTAGGCATCCAAGTTGTTATAGAACGCCATCCACACTTTACAGTAAGAGATGCTGATATAATATATGAGGTAAAAATACCTATTTTACAAATGTTAGTAGGAACGCATATACAAATTCCATTTTTCACAGGACCAATAAGTATTAAAATTCCACCATTAAGTGATATTAAAAGGAATTTTAATGTAAGAGGTAAAGGAATGAGAACGAAACATGGAGTAGGAGATTTAATAATTAGTCCACAAATTGTAATGCCTAAGAAACTTACAACTGAAGAACAATCAATTTTAAAAAGCTTAGAGAAAAAAGATAATTTTAAAATATAGAAATGAGAAATCTAACTATAGTTATATAACCTATAATTAATGGAAACCAGCACAAGATAAGGAGAATTAACCGCTCACTCATCTTAAGTTTACCCCCAGTTTTATCCCATACGTTTTTAATAAGTCGCTCTTTATTTTTCTCACTATCGAAAACAGGGGGATTTGACAACAGGTGATTTAAAGTTTCCATTGATTTAGCAGATTTACAATTTTTACAGGCCATAGTTTTTCTTTAAGCATAAATATATGGGGGATAGAAGTCAACAAAACTTGAAATAACACATAAATATTTTTATTATTATAACATGAACACACAAATGACATTATTTGACAATATAAAAGAACAAGGGACCTTCAATTTTGACGAGGCAAAACAAAAACTCATCGATAATTTAGACATGCTTAAAGAAATGTCTGTAGAAGAACAAACACTTTATAAAAAGTGGCAAGAAATGAATAAGGGTGGTAAGATGGCCAAGATAAAGAACAAATTATACACATACCGATATAATCTATGGTTACCATCAGATTTAGATAATTTAGAAAAGACTATAAAACAAATTGAAGACTTAGAGCCTTATGTAGAACTAGCAGAACCAGGAAAAGGTGTTACTGAATGGGTAAACTATCGTAAACTTATCCATACAATGGAATGGGTTGCAAATCCGGGAAGAAATATGAAATTCTGGGTTAGAGATAGGAAAACGGATAAAGTCCTAGGATTGATTTGTTTGGGGTCTGACGTTACCAGTATTAAAGTAAGAGATGCCTATATAGGGTGGGATAAAGTTAATAAATTCGACCAACATAAATTAAATTGTACAGCAATTGCTACCACTATATGTAGTACACAACCAGGTGGTTATAATATGTTAATGGGTAAATTAATTGCTGCATTAACTACATGTAAGGTTATTAGAGATGCATGGGAAGAAAAATATGGAGATAAATTAATTGCAGTAGGAACCACATCATTATATGGAGTACACTCAATGTACAACGGAATGCCTCATTTTAAAACACTTGGAGAGACTACAGGGCAAGTTAGATTAAAACCAGATGATGAGGTTTATTTACCCTGGAATACTTGGTTAAAAGAAAACCATCCAGAAGAACATAAGAAAGCAATAAACGCTACAGGGCCTAAACAGAATGTCATTAACAAGGTTTTTAAGCATTGTGGTATAAAACCTTCACAATATGACCACGGGTTCAAGAGAGGGGTTTATATTGCAATGATGTATGAAAATGGTAATGAATTCTTGAGAGGGGAGATAGAAGAAAAAGCTTTAAAATTAAAACAAAAATTTGAAGAAGACGTACCATATACTGAAAGATGGTGGAAGAAAAAAGCGGTTAGAAGATATAAAAATATGTATGACCAAGACAGAATTAAACCAGAACAATTATTTTATTGGGATGTAATTGATTTATCTTGGGAGGATACACAAGAGAAATATATAAAAGAGGTTGGAAGATGATTGAGAAAACATTACTAATATCTTTATTTATTGTAGAAATCATAGCTTTTGCCTGGTTAATTTTGGAAGCAAAATCATCAAGAAAACAAAGAGAGATTATACTAGAGGTAGAGAAACAAATCTTAAACCTAGAAAAAACAATAATATCCATGGAGAAAACCCTAATTAAGAAGGTAAATAAAATAAATGAAGGATTAATAAAAACAAAAAAATAATATGAAAGATAGTAATATAGATTCGGATTGGGGAGTAATAGAATCAAATGAATTTAAAACGAACCCAACCCCCAATAAGAGGGTGTGGACCGTAGACAATTTTTACGAAAACCCAGATGAGGTTAGAAATTATGCGTTAAATCAAAACTATTGGGAGGATGGACATGGTGGTGTTGGTTGGAGAACTAGAAAACAATTTATATTTGATGGTGTAAAAGAAAAAATTGAATCTATAATGGGTGCCAAAATTACAAATTGGGCTGATGTTTATTCTATTTGTGGAGTATTTCAAGCTGGGTTTGGAGGAAGAGATGGTATACCACCCCAAGTCTATCATTGTGATGCCCAACAGTGGGCTGCTATGGTATTTTTAACACCAGACGCCCCTTTTGAAACAGGGACTAAAATTGTCGCAAATAAAAAATCAAAAATATATCATTCATCCCAAAGCGACAATGTCTTAGATTATTTCCCCCAACAGGAAACTTTTTGTGATGGGACCTTATATGAAGATATTGATGTGATGGGTAATGTATACAATAGAATGGTTATTTTTGATGGTCGTGCTATCCACAGTTCATGTGGGTATTTTGGACATAGTATAGCTACAGGTAGGTTATGGCACATGTTCTTTTTTGATGCAGATATTAATAAAAATAATACTACACATGACACACCACCAAGTAAGATAGAAGCAGAAATACCTTCTAATTCTGAATTTGAAGGTGGTAATTGGGGAGAAATTTTACCTTACATAGGTAAGGATTACACAACCGCTGTTGAAACTGGTACATATTTAGGTGATACTACAAAATTTCTAATAAGACATTTTAATAAGGTTCATACTATAGAATTAGATGAAGGGTTATTTAAAGTTGCGGAAAGAAGATTTAAAAATAATAAAAATGTGGTATGTCATTTAGGAGATAGTTCTAAGATTTTAGATGGTGGTTTAATTCGTGAGTTAAATTTATCTATAGAAGATAAAAAAGTATTTTTTTTCTTGGATGCTCATTGGAGTGGAGATGATAATGTTGATTGGGAAAATTCAGAATGGAAAGGAGGGTGGAGTTATGCGAGGGGAAAAAATACAGCCCACAGAGGAGATGGTTTAATTCCTAACGCTGTTGAACAAGTTCCTTTAGAAGAAGAAATAATGCATATTTATAATAATTTTAAAAATGAATGTTTAATATGTGTTGATGATTGGGATAAGATTGGAAAAGATGGTTTTGGGAAAATTAATGAGAAATTTATAGGAGAAGATTGGTCCAATATTAATTTTAATCATATCAAAAAACAGATTAACGATAGGTTAATTGAAGAACCTTTTGAAATTGGTAATAATAAATTATTAATAAAATTAAAGAAAATTTAAATAAAAATAATATGAGTAAAATTAAAAAAAGAACATTAAACGAACTAAGACAAGTTAAAGAATATGGAGCGGGAACAGCATACACATCTAGTAGTGTCTCGAACACAACAGACTACCCAAGAACTTTAAGTATTGAAAAGATTAAATCTTTGGTCGATACAATACCAAACGATATGGAGTTAGGTGAAAAAGTTAGAATGTTATTTTTCACCAACCCAAAAAGAAATGTTAAAGAAGATACTAATATATTTGGTAAAATTTCTGGGGATAACTACAAGTACTTAATAGAAAGTTACCAAACTAAAAAAGGAGAAGAATTTAACAGTTGGTATGGTGGGTTAACAAGTGAAGAAAAGATTTTCATAACTAGCATGTTTGATTAAAAAAAAATTTGTACATTTGTATTATGGAAACAAAAGAAAATTCAAACTGGGACACATATGACTTCCAAGACTGGGTGGTAAGAAATGTACACCTAATCCTGTCCGGTAAACAACTAGAATTATTTATTAAAAATAATTTTAGGTATGAAGACTTAAAACTTTTTGGTAAGACGGAAGAAGCAGAAAACCTAAAAAATGACTATCAATCAAAAGCAGTTGCACAAGTACTTACAGGTGGGTCACTGAATATTAATTGGACGAGTATTAACTAATAAAAAATAAATTAAAATTATGGGAAGTAAAACAATGATGGAAAAAAGAGGACACCATATTTGTAAAATGGTGAATTATGAAGTAAGACAAAAAATTACACAATCTATTAGTAAGAGATGGCAGGGAAAGGTGACTACTACACCTAGTACTTTTGAAGTAATGATTTATAAAGGAAAGAAAAAGATTGAAGGAGACTTGAAAGATGTTAAAGTAGCAGCACAAAAAATTTATGATATTCTTAAAAAAGAAAATAAAACATCTTATGTACCCAAAAGAAATATTAAAAAATATAATTTAAGCTGATATTTATAAATATGGATATCGACATTCAGATTTATGTAAAAAAACTTAAAGATTTCTTTAAGAAAGATAAAGAGGCAAGGAAAGATATGTTCGGTACCAATAAGGTAGATATGAGTAAATTTTATTTTATGGTAGCGGAACAAGCAGTTATTAATCATAAAAAAATAGGAGACCCCACATTATCCCCACCACAATTAATGGAGATAATGGCTGAATTAGTAATTAGAGATGTAGTTGAAGAATTAGACCTTCATACAAGATTATATTTACAAGACGGAGATATTTCTAAAGTTTTCTATAAACCCATAAAAGGATTCCCTCCTTTCTGTCGTAATTAAATTTCCCTTCACATCTTGACAATATTTTTACTATTAATTAACTTTAAGTATGAGTAAAGACATAACTAATACTGAAAGAATAGCAAATGAATTATTACTAGAAAAGTATAGGCCACTAATGATAGTTAAATTATCCAAATCGACGACCTTAAGAATTGGGGGAGACGTAGAAAAATTTGCCTTAGATATTAGTGATAAGAGTGGTTATGAAGTTTTGATATTTCCCGAGGAAGATAAAACGGAAATAGAAATAGTAAGTGTATGTAATAGTAATTTTGTAGAGGTAGAAGAAATTAAAAATTATATATATGAAAAATATGAGAATAAACTTTTACATAACTCACCATATAAAAAAGTTAAAGATTTTATAAATAAAAAGAAATGAAAAAAAATAAACAAATGGTAAATCCAGCTGTTAACTCTGTACCTGGTTACGATATACCCACACACGACCCACAAACAGGAGAACAAAATCCGTATTATGAAGAGTTAACGGGACATAAACACCCAACACAAGAAGAAGTTATAGAATTTAATAGAAAAGAATCTAGAAAAAATGAAATGGTGGACCATCCAACTCATTACGGTGGAGAAGACAACCCATATGAGGCTATTAAAGTTATAGAAGCATGGAAGTTGGGGTTTAATTTAGGTAACACAATAAAATATGTATCTCGAGCTGGAAATAAGGTAGATATGTTAGAAGACTTGGAAAAAGCAAGTTGGTATATAAACAGAGAAATAAATAAATTAAAAAATGAAAGGTAAAATTAACACAAATAAAGGAACTATGGTGGTAGAGTTCTATGAAAAAGACGCACCCAATACAGTAAATAATTTTGTTAAATTAGCAAAAGATGGTTTTTATAAAGACCTTAATTTCCATAGAGTAATCCCTGGCTTCGTAGCTCAAGGTGGTTGTCCTGATGGAAATGGAGCCGGAGGTCCGGGATATAAAATTGATTGTGAATTAGATGGTAGCAACCAATACCACGATAAAGGTGTCCTATCTATGGCTCATGCTGGTAGAAATACAGGAGGTTCACAATTCTTCCTTTGTCATAGCAGACAAGGGACACAACATTTAGATAAACAACATACATGTTTTGGTAAAGTAACAGAAGGGTTAGAGATTGTAGAAAAAATTCAACAAGGAGACAAATTTAGTGTAGAAATAGTGGACTAATGATTAAACACTTAAAAGATAAAAATATTGGATATTGGAAACACTGGTTGATTGCAACAAAATGTGGACTAGCATTATTGATTCACGCATGGTTGCCATTTATATTTGAAGATTATACAAGCAAAAAGATTTGTAAAGGTGATGATAAAAAGGGAAACGAATTTTTGTTTTGGGATAAATAGATGATTAATAAAACTAATGGAATTAACATATTATGTGATAGAGGAGAAAGATATCTTAGTTGTCTAGAATAAGAGAGTACGGTATGTAGGAAGTCGTTTATGATTATATTTATTGTAAACGACTTTTTTATGCGTATAATAATTACAGAAACACAACTAGAACTACTTTCAGAACAATTGGATATATCACAGTTTAAGAAGGCATCGGAGCTAAGAGCCTCACAATGGTACTGGGACCATGTTAGAGATGAGGAAAGTTTAAAATGTAAAGCTTATGATATTGGTGATGGTAAATGGACAATTGGTTATGGGCATACTGAAGGGGTTAAAAAAGATGATATTTTAGGAGATGGTAAAAATTGTAAAATTGAAGCGGATGAGTTATTAAGAGAAGATTCTACTTATCATGCTGATAAATTAAGAAAGATTTTTAGTGTGTGGGAAGACGAAGGTCTAAATATATTAATAACACAAGGTATGTTTGATGCCTTATTATCCTTATCTTATAATGGTGGAGCAGGTGGCATAAGAAGGTCAGATGTAATAGCTTTATTAAAAAAGTCACAAACTATTGATAGAAATAAACTATATAAAGCCGCAGAAAGTATTAAAACATATAGAGTTAGTATGCCAGGTCATAAACCTAGAAGGGAATTAGAATACAAAAGATTTATAGAAGGATTGTAAACTATTTATATATGATGAAAATAGAGATAACAGAACAACAATTAGAAAATATTAACGGAACACTTCTAAATGAAAGTGGTATTAGAGATATTAATAAGTTAGCAGACAGGTACTCTAAGGCTGAGATATATTTCCATCAAGACTTAGACGGTGTGGTATCAGCCTTAGGAATGAAAAATTATCTTGAAAGTTATGGAATTGATGTTATAGGTTCACATGTGATACAATACGGGGATAAAGAATTTTCTGTTAAAAAACCAGACGCAAGTGGTGACGTAATGCCAGTTCTAGTTGATTTTGCACACGGAAAACCAAGTTTTAAAATACATACAGACCACCATGACTCACAATCCGGTGTAGAAGACGAAACATCAACACAATTTAGAGGAGCACGTTCGAATGTAGAAACTATATCACAAACTATAAGTCCGAGTGATATTTTTACTGATGAAGATATTATGATGATTAATACTGTAGATTCTGCAGACTACGCAAAACACGATATTGAACCAGAACAAGTTATGAACTTGATTAGAGATTTTGAAAAAGGTGACCAACCATATGAAAAGAAATGGATGTTGGGGCTTCTAACCAATAAACTATTATTGGCTTATAAGAATAAACCAGGATTCCTAGAAAATCTGGTAATGAACTCTACACCATCATTAATGAATATATACCAAAATATAATTTCATATGCAAAAGAAAAAGGATTTGCTTCACCAGAAGAAATGGCACAGAACCAGGCCAAATACATTAAATCCCAAAAAGAAAGTAAAAACCTTACATTAGATGGTAATATTATTGTACAATATGGTGGTGGTGCATTATTTAAACCAGGTTCTTATGATAGATACACCCCATTTAAGATTTATCCCGAAGCGGATTTCTTAGTAATTGCGTGGCCAATGGGGTTAGTACAAGCTTCTTGTAACCCATTTAAGAAAGATAGAGCACTGAAAGGAGTTAATCTGGGAGATATAGCACAAGAAGTATTAAAAGAGATAGAACCACAACTTAAAGAACACATGATACCGATATCAGTTATTAAGAGAATCGGTGAAACAAAAGCGGAGTATGATAGTATAGGATTTAAAACTTCAGATTTATTTGCTCTATATAAAGACCACTTACAAAATATGCCATCAGAAGGTTCCCAATACTATGATATGGCAGTTAGTATTATAGATACCCCATGGGATAATTTAAGTGAAAAACAAAAAACAGTTTTAGATAAAATAACGGTTCCAGCTTGGTACGTTATTCAGGCTAATAGTGGGGGTCATAAGTGTATAACAAATATTAGTGGTCTTAATTTCTTTAGTAGAGCCACCAGAAACCCAGAAGGTAGTTGGAAGAAAAAAGCAGACAGTAAACCTACACGATATGTAGAATTTGTAAAATGGGTTCAGAAAGAAATGGTGAGTAAAATTAAAGAAAAGATTAGTCAGTAAACTTTACCCTCTCTTCCTGTGACAGGTTATATTCTCCACTAGGTACCTCTAAAACTTTATTACCTATTCCATAATAAGATTTACATTTATTTTCATTACAAGGTGGACAATCTCGATGAACTTTAGTAACTTTATTATCGA